ACGCGTGGCCCCGCACCCCGGGAAAAAAACGCGGGCGACCCGGGGGCGACGGGAGGGTTGCTGACTTATGACCACGCCCCTCCGCAACCTCGACTTGGCGGCCGCCCTGGGCGTGACGCCGCAGCGGGTGTCGGCGCTCATCAAGCATGGGATGCCCCGGGACTCAATCGAGGCGGCGCTGCGTTGGCGCGAGGAGCGGAACTCGGTGACCTCGGCGCCGTTGCCTTCGGCGCTCAACTCCCTCGACGACGGGACGCTGGCCTCGACGATCGGCCGGCACCGTCAGCTCGTGGCCCGTGCGGAGGGTGTTTGGAACGCCTCGATGGAGGGCGGCGACCCCAACCAGGGGAAGTACCAGACGGCCTACAACCAATCGCTGAAGACCTTGATGGCGCTCGAGGAGGAGCAGGAGCGCCGGGCCTTGGCCGCTAAGGAATACATCAAGCGGGAGGTGGCGGAGGCCTCGGTCCGCGCGTTCGCCGGAGAGGTGCTGGCCCGACTGGACAAACTCGCCCTCGAGGTCGCGGAGAAGGCGAACCCCGACAACCCCGCGCTCGCCGCAAAGGCCCTCGACGCTTGGGTGCGGCAGGCGCGCATCGACCTTTCAACCGATGGCTCAGACTGACCCTGCCCTGCTCGCGCTCGGTCGCTCGATTCTCGCGCCGTCGGACAGCGGCGACGTGGTCGATTGGTGCGAGGACAACGTGCTGGCCATCCCCGATTCGCCGATGCCTGGGCCGTTCCGCGCGGAGCGCACGCCGTGGATCGCGGAGGCGCTGCGAATCTGCGTCGACCCCGAGGTTCGGCTAGTGACGGTGCTCGCCAGCATCCAAAGCGGCAAGACCTTGCTCGCCCGTCTGCTAACGTGTCACATCGTTGCGCGCGCGGCCGGCCCGACGCTCATCCTTCAGGATACGGACCCTAATGCCAAAGACTTCAACCTTACTGGCCTACGCCCTCTTTGGGACAACTGCCCGCCGGTGAAGGAGCGGCTTGTGCCCGAGATGGACCGCTCCTCGACGATTCAGTTTGAAGGAATGACTGCTTGGGTATTGGGAGCGCATAACGAGAAGAATCTCCAGCGACGCGCGATTCGTTGGCTTATCGGGGACGAGTGTTGGCAATGGAAAAAGGGTCACATCGGAGAAGCGTCCGCGCGCGTGACAGCCTTCGGCTGGATGGGCAAGCGACTCTTCATGTCTCAGGGAGGAATCGTAGGTCAGGACTTCCACGTCCTGCACGAATCGACGGACCAGCGTGACTGGCATTTCCGCTGCCCGAAGTGCGACCATCTGCAGCCCTGGCTGTGGGAGCAGGTGCGATTCCCCGAGGCGGCGAAGACCTCGGCCGGCTGGGACAAGGCCAAGGTTGCGGCGGGGACGACCTACGAGTGCGCGTCGTGCAAGGACCGCCTGCCGGACACGGGCGGGACGCGGACGGCCTGCAACGCAAGAGGGCAGTTCGTCGCCACGGCCCCGGCCACGCGATCGGGCTACGTAGGGCTGCATTGGAACTCGCTGGCCTCTATGAGCTGGGGCGACTTGGGGGTGATGATGCTCGAGGCCTCCGAGGCTTCCGACGTCTACGGCGACGAGGCTCCGCGTCGCATCTTCAAGCAGAAGCGTCTTGCGATGGCGTGGAGCGAGGAGGGCGGGACGATGGTGACGGACGCGAAGGCCAGCGACTACCGGATGGCGGACGCGTGGGAGGACGAGGCTCGGCTCGACCCGAAGGGCAAGTTCACGCGGGAGGCCTCCGGCATCGTCTTCCGCACGATGGGAATCGACGTCCAGCGCGGTCACTTCTGGGCGGTCATCCGATCGTGGGGCGAGAAGGGGGCTTCGAGGCTACGCTGGTTCGGGCGGGTGGAGACTTGGCAGGAGCTAGACTCCTTGGCAGTCACCCACGGCATTCACCCGGCGATGGTGCTCGTCGACTCGGGAGACCAGACTCAGGTCGTCTACGCCGAGTGCGCCAAGCGCAACTGGAAGGTCGCCAAGGGCTCGGGTCAGGAGGACTTCGCCATTGGGCAGAACAAGCGCCGCTTCTATTCCGAGCCGCAGGCCGTCCTTGTCCCTGGGCAGAGGAACCGAGCCCGCCTCATCTCCTACTCCAACATCGCCTTGAAGGACATCCTGCACGGCCTCCGCGCCCGCCGTCTGCACACATTTGCCATCGACGCGCCGGCGGAGTACGCCGAGCAGATGGACGCCGAGGTGCGGGTGAAGGACCGCCGGACCGGCAAGCCCATGTGGATACTGCCGCAGGGGAAGAAGGACAACCACGCCCTAGACTGCGAGTGTCTGGCCGCCCTGCTGGCTATCCGCTGGGGGCTTGTCGGGTCTCAAGCGCCGACGGCCGAGCCGACGACTGAAGTTGACTCATGACCCTCTGCCCCTTTGCTTATCCGCGGAGACGGTCTCGCTGTGCTCATGGCTGGCAGGCTGGCGGTGGGCGGGGCCGTCTCCTCCTTTTGACCAGCCGCCTAGGGTAGCACCATGGCAGCCTCCGGCATCTTCATCGGCTTGTCCGAGTCCGACATCCTCGCGATCCGCGACAAGGCGGTCTCCATGCTCAAGGAGGGCAAGACCATCATGTCCTATTCCGACAGCGGGACGAACGTCTCCAAGCAGTTCGTGATGCCCGTCAAGGAGGTCTTGGCCGAGTGCAAGATGGCGCTCCAGCAGCTGGACCCCGAGACCTACGGAAAGCGCGTGACCCTCATCCGTCCCGACTGGAGGTCCTTCGACGGCTTCTGATTTTATGCCCGCTCCCCGCAAGACCAGCATTAAGAAGCCCGCGAAGGCGCCCAAGGCATCGGCCGTCAACAGCGGCGGGCACAACTTCGGGGCTGGCGCCGGCTACGAGGCCGCGCGCTACACGGGTCGCCGGTCGTTCCTTTGGCTGTCCCCTGCCCAGGACCAGCGCCGCGACCTGACGCCGGCGAAGCGCGCCGAGCTGCTGAAGAAGCTACGCTGGGGCGAGCGCAACTCCGGCCTCGTCCGGCAGATGGTCGGCGACTTGGTCCTCTACACCGTGGGCGACGGCTTTAAGTTCCAGGCGCACACCAGCGACGCCGCGTGGAACGCCACGGCCGAGGCTTACTTCGCCGAGAAGTCCCGCAAGATTGACATCACGGGCCGCTACTCGCTGAACGACCTCCTGAGGATCGCGGAGCGTCGGTGGGTCTTGGACGGCGATTTCTTCCTCGCCAAGGTGCGGAACGGGCAGGGCCTTGCCAAGTTGCAAGGCATCGAGGCGCACCGCGTCGGCGACCCCGAGACCAACGTGCCGGAGCGGATGCACGACGGCATCCAGTTCGGCGCCTACGGAGAGATTGTCGGTTATAACGTCTACCGTTCGGACGGCTCGTCCCGCCTCATCCTTGCCAACGCGATGATGATGGTGCAGGACCCCGAGTACGTCTCCGGGGCCCGCGGCCTGCCGCTCCTTTCCCATTCGTGGAACGACATCCAGGACGCCATGGAGATGATGGCTCTTGAGAAGACCGCGGTCAAGGACCACGCCGACATCGTGCGCGTGCTTAAGCGCGCCGGCGGGGAGTTCGGTCCCGACTTGGCATCCGAGCTCGCCAGCAACCCGCAGGCGGTCAACGCGGTCGGCCACGGCCTCGGCGGCAAGTTCATGGCGCTCGAGCCTGGCGAGGACCTTGACCTCAAGGCCAGCAACCGCCCCAACAGCAACTTCGACCCGTTCATGCGGATGACGAAGGCGGACGCCTCGCTAGGGGTCATGCCCATCGACTTCATCGACCCGTCGCAGATCAACGGGGCGTCGGTGCGACTGACCGTGGCGAAGATGGACCGCATCGCCAGCCGGCACCAACAAATCCTCATCGACTCGGTTTGTCTGCCTACGTGGGGCTACATCATCGGAGACGCCATCGCCCGCGGCGACCTGCCCAGCATCGACGGCTGGGAAAAGGTCAGCATCACGACCCCGAAGCGGGTCACGGTGGACGCCGGGCGCGAGGCGGCGAACGACCGAGCGGACGTCGAGATGGGCCTCATGTCCATGTCCGAGCTTTACAGCCAGCGCGGGATGGACTTCCGCGAGGAGATGGAGAAGCGCGCGGCGGACATGGCCTACATCCGAGACTTGGCCGCTCGCAACGGTCTGCCCTTCGAGCTGCTGTATCGGATGAGCAACACCCAGCCCGGCACGACGAACGCCGGCGCCGCCCCCGCGCAACCAACCAACCCTTAATTTTATGCGATTCCTCACCAACGCTCTCAAGGGCCGCGAGCCCCTGCTCATCGACCCGACCCGCGCCGCGGACCACGCCTCGCACGTGGCGCAGGCCTCGATGCTTGAGGACACCCTCTCGCTTATTTTTGGCAAGAAGCCGGAGGCCTTCAAGGCCGGCCGCGTCGGCGTCATCCCCCTCAAGGGCGTGATCGGCAAGAGCCTCACCAAGTTGGACACCCTCACGGGTGCGGTGGACGTCAACGAGTTCGTGGACGCGCTCGAGCTGATGGAGGAAGACCCCGAGGTCGAGACCATCATCGTCGACATCTCCTCCCCTGGCGGGACTGTCACGGGCGTGGAGGAGGCCGCGCTGGCCCTTGCGCGCTCGAGCAAGAAGACGGTGGCCTACACCGAGACCGAGGCCGCGTCCGCCGCCTATTGGATTGGCAGCGCCGCCGACCGCTTCGTGGCGACACCTAGCGCCACCGTCGGCAGCATCGGGGTCTACATGGCCATCCCTGATTACAGCAAGGCCTTCGAGTCCGCCGGCGTCCGCATGGACGTCATCAAGAGCGGCACCCTCAAGGGCGCCGGCATCCCTGGCACGTCCCTTTCCGACGCCCAGCGCGCCGACCTGCAGGCTCAGGTCGAGGCTATCCACGCCGATTTCAAGGCGGCGGTGCGCGGCAAGCGGGCGATGGTCAAGGACGATGACATGGAGGGGCAGGTCTTCTCCGGCAAGGAGGCCGCACGCAAGGGTCTGGTGACGGGCATCGGCTCGAACCTCCGTTCGTTGATCGCCGAGCTGAACGCCTGATGGCCATCGAGGTCCCCAAGTTCATCCGCGACAACGCGCGGCGCGGGCTTGAGTACAACGCCGACGGCAAGGGTGGCGAGGGCATGACGGACAAGACCCTGCGCGAGGCGCGGGAGATGGCCGACGGTTCGGTCTCCGAAAGCAAGGTGCGGCGCATGGGTCCTTGGTTCGCCCGGCATCGTGTGGACATGGACGCTCCTGCGAACGACCCCGATAACGAGGCTTTCCCCGGCAAGGGCGCCGTGGCTTGGCTCGTGTGGGGAGGGTCGACATCGGGCGACATCATGGACGCCGCGAAGTGGGCGGAGCGCACGGTCGAGCGCCTGGACAAGGACGCCTCGCTTGACGCGACTTCTAGGGTAACAGACATGGACACCATTGAAGCCCAGCTCGCCGCCGCCCTCGAGGCCGCGTCCGCGAAGGACACCGAAGTCACCGAGGCCCGCGCCGCCGTCGAGAAGGTGGCCGCCGAGAACCTCGACCTCGCCGCGAAGGTTACCGCCCTCGAGGCTTCCCTCGCCGCGCTCTCCTCCGAGAAGGCCGACCTGCTCGCCAAGGTCGAGGCCGCCGCCGCCACCGCCATCTCCGCTTCCGAGGAAGCCGCCGAGATCGCCGCGTCCGTCGGCGTGGCCCCTGTCGAGACCGCCCCCGAGGTCGCCCCCAAGGCCGACGTCCTCGAGCAGTACCTCGCCCTTTCCGGCGCCGAGCGCGCCGCCTTCTTCGCCGCGAACAAGGCCGCCATCATGGGCGCCCTTCGCAAGTAATTTCCCCAACCCTCCCTACTCCCTAATCCCTACCTATCATGGCTAACTCCATTCAGGCCGCCCCCGCTGTCCTCGCCGACGGCGTGATCGCGTCCCTCAAGAACAAGCTGCCGGTCCTCCGCAGCATGTCCCGCGTCTTCACCTCGACCCCAGGCGTCGGGC